GCTTTACGAGCAGTCTACCAACCGCTCGGTGCCGCCTATTCCGCGGCGGCACAAGGCGGGCGACCACTAGACATAAGCCAGCGATCAATTAATTGGTCCCACGTTGGGAACATATTTGGAAGCAAATACTCCGGACTGATGCATTCATTGAATATCTCAATCATCTCTTCACGCTTCTTTTCAAAAATGTCCCTCCCATACCAGAAGTACTCGACGCACACGTTGTTGAGAATCTCTGCAGCATGAGCCTCAGGCCCAATGGAACTCGGGACCCAAGTTGTGAGCATCTTGTGAATGGTGTCCTCTTCGATGGGACACACCATAGCATCCAATTCAGGCTCATAACGCCAACTGCGCTTGAGGAAAGTGACATTACTGATGTGGATGAAGGGGACGGATTCCGCCTCCTTATCAGCCATTGTATACTTCACTCCATGCTTCTTCAGAACTTCCGAGATGGTGCTGTGGTTGAACCAGTCGCGGCCAGAACCGAACGCGTTATCATCACCATACGTGATCAGTGCAACAAATTTGCGAAAACTAATGACTTCATTCTCGGGGTTGAGTACGTAGTAACAGTAGCGCATGTAGAGACTGTTGACAATACAATTGATGATAACGGTGAGGGGGTGTCCCGATGGATTGCTCCCAAGGAACTGCACCAAATCACCATTGTAGATGCACCACGAACAAGCGATGTCGTACGCGATGCCCCACATGCGTTGAATGTGGTGAGGCGCCATTCCGGCTTTCTTGTAAATATCAATTAGGACACGAAAGGCAAGCAAAATGAGCATGGCGCCCATACGCTTGTCGAAAGCTCCGTAATCACCTGCAACCATTCGGTCGAGACCAAATTTGGTAATGTGCTTGTAAAGCTTGTCCCATTGATCACTCTGAGCAACAACTCCTGGCATCGCTTCAAACAACAGAGGATTCTTCTGAATAATTCGGACGATGGGAAGAAAGTACATGCGCACGATTAAACTCCAGTCCAATGGACCACCGTTCATAATGCGCGTGTTCATCTCCGCAATCTTCTTGAAAGATCTAGCTTCGTCCTTCGTGTGAGCGATGAAGACCGGAGCAGCCAGGAAACCATCATCGTAGCGTTGGATCATCTCGTTCATACGAGATATCACCTCATCGTTGACGGTTATCGGATCATGCCACACTTCATCACTTGGCAATGGCTTCGTTACCTTCTTCTTGGTTGTGCACCAAGGGAAACCAGCACTCGTGCTTCGATTGATGCTGTCAATGAACTTTCGGCCTGGAATACCATTGATCGCGGTCGGCAAATCGAGAGGTTCGCACAACTCTGCCAAATCGTCCTCAGTTAAGCTGGAGCAAACCTCATCCACGTATGCATCTGCACACTTGTTCAAGATGTGTTCGCTAAAGAGACTGGTTTGTTCAACTATCGGCATGAGCGAATTGCGCCAGATTTCCTTGCCACGCATAACCGGAGCACCAGTTTTGAC